GTCCGTCTTCTCCCACGCATTCTTCAACCAACATAACCATCCGGGTGGTGCTTGTTCTTCAGCTTCTGGTTCAGGCTCTGCAGTCGTTTCTTCAGGAGGTGTTAATTCATCTTCAAGAAGGTCGTTATTATTTTCCAATCCAGCTAAAATTTGAGCAAAATCTTTTGGTGCTCTATAAGTGCCTTGTTTTCTGGATGCTACATTCCTCTGATAAGATGTCTGATGATGTTCAAATACTGGTTCATTATCAATAACTTCAGTGAGGCGAGTTAACAAACTCAAGCAATGTCTCTTCGCATTCTCAATTTTTGATGAAATATAATTATCTTTATATTTCATCTCAGTCAGGAGTCTAGTTATTCTCCTCGACTCAAGATGTCCTTGGTACATGCTCACCTCTGCTAAAATCTTTGGATAATCATCAATATTATTAGCATTTAAGTCATTTATAATTTGGACTAACCTCTTTCTCATTTCTTCGAATTCTGTATATACTTCTTCAATGGGAACGTAGAAATCTTCTTCAACTCTAGGTGTTAAGCCGACAAAGTTCCTTGCACTCGAAAACATACCACACATAATGCATCCTTCACAATCATAATGTGATACCTTTTTGAGTACGCTCTTTCCTACTTCCCATAGGTATTTTACAACCTTTATTATGAGGTCAATGGCATTTAAGACAGGTGTTGTGTCATTAAACATCAAACTAAGTAAACTTAGGTATGCTATATAATCACCAGGTTGTAATCTCTGGTATAATATAAATGCCAATATCACTCTCGGGACAGATACACAGTCCATATTACTAGCGGGTAATCCAAACAATCCAAACAACTTGTTTAATGACATCTTTACTAAATTGTCAATTGTTGTAGACATGACACTCATTATTTGTCCTATTTGTGTTGTTATCCACTCTCTGTTTGTTTCTAACAAAGCAACAGCAGGTGTACCAACAGCTAAACTAGCTATTCTGTTAATATCATTAGTAATTTCCTGTACCTGCTGATTTTCAGCCAAATTATTCATGGCAGCTTCTGTTACATCGACTCCTATATTGGTAAAAACTTGGGAACTCTCTTCTATTTCTTCAATTATTCCTCTTCCAAGTCTTCTTCCTATTCCTTCAAAGATATGGCCTAGAACCCTTGGCTCACATGGTTTTATTTCGTTCAAGTACTTTATAACTATATAGTGTAGGTCTATAGCTTGAACATTTCCAGCATTCTCCATATATGAAGTAGCGGCACCCATTAATTGATCGACCAAACTCCTCTTAGCAATAGTATACCTTAGGAAAGCGTAAAACTTGCTATCAGTAGAAATTCGCTTATTGAATCTTACATAGTTATCAGTAGATAACAGATCAGTATAAACTTCTTGTACATATTCTTCAGTACTAGATTCCATATAAGCTTCTCTCCGTTCTTTAAAAAAAACTGTTGGTTAAAACCAACAATATTTGTAGTAGCAAGGGCGCAAGCGGTCTTGGTTGTTTGTATTTTATCAGATGTTTTAATAACGTCAAAGAAACATTTTTCTAATGGCATGCCATTAGTATGTTTTTCAACTACTTCATCTAACAACTCGTAAAGACCAGTAGCATTATATTTTGCTTTTCTATATTGGTATACACTCTCTACTTTAGTTGGTAACCATTCAAATGCATCTTCTAATGTCATATCTTTCTTAAACATGGTTCCTTCTTTATTCCAATATATTCGTCCTGTCTTTGTCGTCGTCAACCTTATAAAAGGTATTGTGGGTCTTATCATCCAGTAAATACCTTTAAACACAAGGGACTTAGCAACTTCTGGTTCAAAATCATTATTGGGATCATCTAAATCTCGAATAATCTTTCTCTCCTTGGTTGTTAAGGATCCTTGAAGGAAACTCATAGGATTTCTCATAATATCAGTAAAAGCCTGATCAACGTAAGATGACTTCTCACACCATTCAACATAATAGTCCTCTTGTATTGGGGCGCTTAGGCTTCGCTCAGTCATTTCGAAAGCCACAGGAAGGTCCAATGGTATAACGAAAGGTACATTACTAAGCAGTCGCTCAAGTTCATGGTCTGATGGAGTCACAAAGTTGTATCTTTCACACAATACATAAAAAGCTGTTTGTAATGCCATAAAATAATATGCAGTATTATATGCAATATCTTTGCTGCCTTTTAAGAAGG